TTGTAATCCCTTTCGAGGGACTCTATCCTTTAATCCAATAATACAACTCAATTATGAAATCACAATACCGTAAAGTTTTAGATCAATTAAACTTAAGCAGTGACGCTGAATTAAGGCTTTCCCGTATATTAGACAAGACCGTATCTGGTAATAGCGATGTTATCATTACCCCAATTGGTAAAGCGCATAAGCCTGACGAAATACTGTCACGATGGGACAAAATTTTCGAGAGTAAACGTGAATTGTTTGACGATGGATTACTAGCTTTTGAGTTAAACAATAGATCTAAGTATGGACCCAGAAGTATCGCGAAACCATGGGATGATCGAAAAGCTTCACTCTACGATTCGTACGCGCCGGATCAAAACAACAAAACTCTACCTAGAGTGGAGCTAGGTAATAGGCTTCGACCATTATCTAAACCTAGTGCTATTAAATATCTCAAGAATAAGACGAGTTCTGGACTTCCCTTCCTTACCAAGAAAGACAAAGTTAAACCAACTCTTCTTCAAGACTATGGTATGTTACTTGAGAGAAAAGATCCCTGCGTATTATTTACGCGTACTCAAGAAGGTAATAAAACTAGAAACGTGTGGGGCTATCCAATTGCCGATACATTGAATGAAATGTGTTACTACCGACCATTACTTGATTATCAGTCACAGTTGAGCTGGAGATCGAGCATTACACTACCCGAAAAGGTTGACGCTAGCGTTATTAGCCTCATGAAACAAGCCAAAGCTGAAGATAAGTTCCTAGTAAGCATAGACTTCAGCTCCTATGATAACACAATTAGACGTACACTAATGGAAGGAGCTTTTGATTATATTAAGTCATTGTTTCAATCGTCTTACCACGAGGAAATTGACTATATTAAAGAGCGAATGATTAGTATAGGTATTGTTACTCCTGATGGTGTCCTTGATGGCGATCACGGTGTACCTTCAGGGTCTACTTTCACCAACGAAGTGGATTCAATTGTGCAGTATTTAATCTCTTTAAGTTATCAGGCCGAACAATTAGTAGGGCAACAGATTCAAGGTGATGATGGAATCTATGCTTGTCAAGATCCAGATGACCTCCTTGCTCACTTCAAGAGTTACGGTCTAGATGTTAATGATGACAAGAGTGACAGCACCAAAGATTACTGTTTATTCTTGCAGAAGTACTACTCTCATTATTACATTGATAAAGGAATAGTTGGGGGTATCTATCCAACCTATCGCGCTTTAGTAAGATTGGTTTACCCAGAACGTTTCATAGATTTTACAGAAGAGTTGTCAGGTAAAGATTATTTCGCAATAAGAACACTGTCTATACTTGAGAACTGTAAGAACCATCCTCTGTACCGTGATTTAGTAGAATTTGTCATGTCTTTAGAGAAATACTCTCTAATACCAAGCGAAGAAGGTCTCCGCGGTTATGTTAAGTTCCGTGAAAGACAGGA